AACTATCGGTGGACACCCTATGAAGTAAGAAAATGTGAAATCTTCTCCACAACTTCTATAGAGTGAGGATTTAGTAAATCCTGCAGGACAGTTCAACGATAACACGGAAGTAGGCTGATTATTAGCCCTCCAAGCCGAGTTAACGGTATTAGGCACTGTGCTAACTGTCATAGGCATAACCATACTACATTTAGTATTACTGTAGTAAGGAATCTGGAATGCACACATTCCCACCTGTGAATCAGATATAGCAGTACCTGCTGCACCAGGTCTGGTAGAATTGTTGGTATTACCATACGTGCGCAAGTTGGCTAGCGGGGCATCAGCTCCTGCTGTGCCATAGCCTGCGTCAAGTACGAGACGACCAGCAGTATAAAACCAAGCTGGATTAATACAAGCTTCAACGGTGGAATTCCTACCACCAAAACTAGCGACATCCTCCTTGGTAGTGTCAACCATTACGCGCATAGAGCCGCGATACAAAGCATACATATGTGCTAAGTAAGAAATAGTATCACCACCAGTGGTGTTTCCTTCGATTACGCCAGTAGAGCTGTTCTGAATAGAAGTGGACCATTGCCATGGCCAGTAAAGTAGAGCATTATTAGATGGTATAGTGGATATAGTCCAAATCTGACCGTATCTAGAAATAAGCTGCTTTACTGAAGTGAAAACTTCACCAACGCACTTCTCTGAGGGGCTAGTATCCAATCTCTGGATTCTAGTGTCACCAACACCCTCCCTGATGGTAGTGGGCAAACCGGACTGAGGCACAAAAGCTTCAGATTGATATGCTCCACTAACAATACCACCAGCGCCAGGAGCTGCAAACTCAAAATCATCTCCGCCACATGCGAAGATCATGATATCAACTGATTGATCTGCTGTTTCAGGAGCCCTAAGTTCATTCAACACTGTAACAGTGAATGTACCTGAGGTCTCAGCAGTAGAAAGCCAATCTTTAGCCAACAAATATGGCAAGTTGAGTTCAATCTCTGAAGTCTCTCTTAGATCTATAATTTCT